TTGCTTGACTGCATTCATATTGGGTTCCTTTCAAAAGAAAATGGCGCAAGCGATGATCGCGGCGATCATGCAGGTGGCGGTGAATATGGTGAGGACCATGGATGAGCTTCGCGCCGCGGCGCGGCAGAACGCGCAGTTGCATGGCTGGATTTTTGAGGAATCGTGCATGGTCATGGCTCCTTTCATTCAAGGCCAAGCGAGCATTTGTAGGTTTCGAGGATCGCCTCTGCTTCGAGGCGTGTATTCGGTTCCATTTCCCGAATTTTGATAATGGCGTTGATGGCTTTGACATCGAACCCGATGGCCTTGGCCTCGGAATCGACATCCTTTATGTCCTCAGAAATTCCGCGTTTTTCTTCGATCAGCCGCTCTTTTCGCTCAATGATCTGCTTGAGTTGCTGGGCGCTGGTCTCCGGGTTAGCCTTGATCGGGTCAGGCGCATGCCGCTCCTTGCGTTTCTTGGCCTTGGGTTGCGGTCGCGGTATCCTGCGCGCCTCCAGGCGATAGCCGCCATTGCCATCTGGCACGGTGGCGTATCCCATGATCTGATCATCGGTTGCGGCCTCGGTCATATCGGAAGCACCTGTTCCTGTGGTTTCTGGAATACCCAACAAAAGCGATGCTTCCCGTCCGCACCGTTCACATTCTTGTTTCCGAGGAATTTCCGGGTTTTGCTGCCGGGGAGCATCTTCTTAAGTTCGAGCATGGATTTGCCCGGTATTTCGAGACGATATGTATTGAATGCGCTTTCCACCTCAGCGATACGGAAGGCGATTAGGCCAGAAGCGCTTTTTCGATGATGGTTGAGGCCCGCCACTTCCGTTTCGAGCTTGCCCTCGCTCATTTTCGCATCGAGATAATCAAAGCTCTCCCAAAATTGCTGAATGATCGGATGATCCGCGCCCAACGCCCCATGCTGCGTCAGGCACATTTGGGTGATGAGGTTGTGCCCCTCCGCCAGTTGAACCGGAGAGATGGTCGTCTGCCCGTCCAGCACCATAGCCTTGGCCATGCAATCGAGCGCGGCGGCGAGCTGCGCATGGTTGAATGCGAGGCGGTCTTTCGTCACTTCCGGATGGCCCAGAAGCGCGCGTTCATGCACCTTGAAGCGCTCTTTATAGAGCTGCATGATATTTTTTTCCTGCCGGATCATAGCGATGATCCAGTGCGACACCTGATCGACTTCAGCATTTTTGAGGCGCTCGCCCGCCGCGCGGCCTTCGGGTGAAAAGCGCGATTGATCGATGTTGAGCGGCATGATGCGCTCCAGAACGGCTTCTTCCGCATGGCGGATCGGCGCGTTCTGCGCGATGATGATGGAGCCGCGAAAGGGAGGGCTGAATGTATCCGTGCCGCCGTTCACGACGCCTCTCGTGCGCGGCGAATGGCCGTTGTAGATTTTCTTCAGCTCTGACCAGTCAAATCTTCGCCGGTGGCTCTGGTCCTGATTGCGGTCACCTTCGAGCAGGATGACAGGGATATTGCCATATTTCACAAGCTCGCGCGCAATACCGGCAGCCGTTGCACTTTCCGGGTCGAAGCCTTCATAATTCGCCAGTCGACCGACCAGCTTCCACATGAAGATGAGCAGGGTCGATTTGCCGGAACCCGGCTCGCCGGAAACTTCGAGAAAGCCAAGGCTCTGCTGAGACCGGCGCACCTGCTCTGCAAAGAGCGAGAGGAAGAAAAATGCGAGAGTGACCAGCCCCAGCGCACCGAAAGCGATGTACAGGTCTTGCCACCATGAAAAGCTGATCGCATTGGGGTCATATTCTATCGCAAATTCGCCGCGCTGCCCGTGCGGTTTGACGCCGACCTTGCCTATTTCGAAATAATCTTCTTCGTTGAGGTGAATGATGCGCCCATCGGTGACGGCCAGATTTTCGAACATCCATGCGCCATGATCTATCGAATAGCCGGTGAAGTAGAGGCCATCGACTGTGCGGATGTCCTCTATTTGCCGCCCCATGAGAATTTTGAGCTGGCGGGAACTGCCGTCCCATATCGCGCCCGGCGCAACCGAAACCAGATGATCGGCGAACGGCCCTTCCTTTAGCATGACATTGCCGGGAAAATTGGCTTTAACGCGATCCTGTTTTCCGGGAAAATCGACCTTTATATAATAGCTGTTCTTGCCCAGCGCCGTATCGGTCTCATAATAGAGAACCCGGAATGTGCAGTTCGCAACCTCCGTGACTTCGCCGCACTCGCGGGCGGCGGCGTCGAGCTTTTCTTCACTGGTCAGCTCGGTGTGTGTTCGGTTTTCCTCATATTCGATGATCTTCTCATTGATCCGTTCACCGGAAAAGCGCGCCCAAAGCTGCCTGCCTTTGAAAGTGAGTGGAAATTCATGGCGCCGCGTGCGCCGAAAGAGCAGAAACGCTTTTTCAGCAGCGTTCGGTGCGATGGTGATATCGCCATTTTCCAGATAGGTCTGCAGATCGTCTGCGGTCAGCTTGTCGCGCTGGAGCAGGTCGTTCCAGTCCAGCTTTGCGCCCTCGCCATCGGGCTGCACCTGCGCCGCGCGCGCATGCCAGCCTTCCTTGATGGCCAGCTCGACATATTTTCGAGTAAAGGTGACGCCCGCCGCGCCGACATCGAACGCGAAGACCAGCGTCGGCCTGCGCGCTGACGTGCCCTTGGCTGCTACGGCTTCCGCTATCGCCTTGAGGAATTTGGCAGGATAGTTGTTCGTGGATATCGTGCTGGCGGCGCGGGCTTGCGGACGGACCTTCTCGAAGGCTTCCCCCAGCGCGACGGCATCGAATATCCCTTCCGCGAACCATATCTCTCCCGCGCCGGCCAGTTCATCGAGGGAGAGGGAAGGATGGTGCCAGACATGACCGCCATATTTATAGCCCCATGGCAGGTTGGCCTTCTTCTTGCCGAAGCGCTCGGGCCGGTCGATCAGCCTTTCCCAATAGCCGCCATCCGGCATTGGGAATCGCACAGTGGCTGAGCCAATGCTGAGCTTCTTATTCTGATGCCATTCTTGTGTGTAGCAGCGCGCCAACTTGGTGATGTTGAGGCCGCGTGCATCGCGCAGATAGGCACGGGCGGCGGCGTGAGGATCCTCGGCAGTTTGCTTGTGGCGCTCGGACCAGTTGTCAAACAGATCGTCATACAGGTCTTTTACAGACCATTCCTGCCCGCATTTGTTGAGCCTGCCACAGCGCAAAACCCATGGCGATTCCACATGGATATAGAGTTCTTTTGCGTTGCAAGCCGGGCATTTGCCGCCCCGCAGCCAGTCGCCGTTCGTGTCGCGGAACTTATAGTCACGCTTCAACCTTTGGAGGATAGTGTTGCGCAGTGTCTCGTTCATATGCGACGATATCTCTGTTTTCAGGGTGCAGTTTTCGGTTCGCCGGTCGCCCAGAGACCATCGGCGTTGTTTTCTCGGTAGGAGTTCAGTCAGTCGTCGGCTTTGTTGACTTTCTCAAACATCGGCATCTGCCCGAATTCTCGACCGGGCGGCTCTTCCCCGTCTGGCTTAGAATGTCGGAAATGATCGCCTAGAGCGCTAGGTGTCACCACGCTTTTGAAGCTGATCAGCGCATTCCAGATCATTCCGCAATCATCATTGCTGCAGCGGACGCGTATTTCCCGCGTCAGTGGCGTGACTTCATGCGAAGATCGGACATTGCCACGTGAATCGCAGACCGGACAGCGCATTCCGGGTGTCTTGTGACAAGTAGGCCATTTCCCGCCACTTCTCTTTCGATCTTGAGATGCCTGCTCTATCTCTGGCGCCATCATATTCATGTGTTCCGCTTTGCGATGGTTTTTACATTTTTCATAAGATGCGTGAGGTGGCTGATCGCTTCCTCGATTTCACGGGCAGCCTTACGCTGCACCTTCGCGTCATCCATGTTCGAAGCCAGAGCGAGCGCGGCGGCGACGGCCTCTCCGCTTTCTTTAGAAACGAGCGCGGCGGCAGCGATCATCCTGTTGGCGCAGGCCATGGCGCCGCCGCTGTCCATATCGAGCTGCAGCGCATAGCATTCGAACAGCGGCGCGCCGTCTCCGCCCGCCCGTCGCCATGCGGCGTCCAACCTCAGTGCGTCGCGCAGGCTGATTTCACGCTCGGTATCCGGCGCGCCGAGTTTGCGTACATAGCTTTCGGATTTTTCCAACACGGCGGCGCAGCCATCCCAGCCAAGCAGGCTGGCGATTTTGCTCAAAGCGCGTTCAAAGGTGGCGGGCTGGCGCAGGAGGGTCATATCATCTCGCTTCCCAGGACAACCGATATGCGCTCCATCGCATTAGCGAGGCGGATATGCGCGTCAATCGCGCCGACAATCTTATAAAGAAGCATCAAGATTGCGATGCAGATCAGCGCGCTAAAAATGCCATCTCTCATCATACCGCCCTCATCGCCGCGCAATCAGCCAAAAAGACGGTGCCGGGAGCTTCGGGACGCACCCCCGGCACCGCAGATGGAGAGTCCGGGTGAATTTGCTCTCTCCTGTCGCGCTCATTCTCAATTTTGCGCATCTCATCGGCGGCAATTTCCTCGCGCGCGATCTGGCGCATCGCTTCTTCCATATCGCGGGTCAGCATGGGTTCATTCTCTCCGGGTGGTGCTGCTTGAGCGCAGCGAGCAAGGCTTTTGAAGCACGTCGCGCCGCCTTGGCCTGTGCGACATCGCTGATAGTGATATAGTCTGGCTGACCCATGCCGAGCGCGCGGCGCACTGCTTTGGCGCTGATTTCTATTGCTGGCTGGCGCAGGTTGCTCATGCGGCTTCCTCCTGCTGATATTCCATCTTGAACCGCGCAGCTTCCATTGCGAGCATTGCTGCGGCTGTCAGGGTCAGCGGCTCGTCCGCCAGATGTCGCTTTATGTTTCCGTGCGCATATTGGCGCAGCATACCGCGCGATAACTCTCTGCGGCTGCAGGGCAGGCATTTCCACAATTCGGAAAACATCATTTCGCCGCCCGCCTCAAACAGTAAGGCGAGCGCCGCCCGATCTATTATCGCCTCCCGCGTGAGGCCATCACCTTTTTGGCGCGGTGGAAGGATAATCCGGTTCATGGCCGATGCTCCATGCGCAAGGCGGCAATCATCTTGACGCCTTGAGTGCGGGCCATATGGGCGATGCTGGCGATGGCGCTGGCGGCGATAGCCAGCGTGGTGATGTTGGCTAGGAGGTGGAGGGTCATGCCGTTTCCTCCTGCTCTATGGGCGGTAGCTCAGTTATCGGGCGTGGATTGCCATCAAGGCAGCCATCGATCAGAAAGCGCGCAAATTTTTCCGCGAGGGGAAAGAGTTCGTCGCCGGTTGTTATGGCCATTGCCATATTGAGGGCGGTTTGCCGCCATTCTATGAGGGAGGAACCCGGCTCTCCCTGTGCCGGATATTCGGCCACGGCCTCTGGTCTAGGCACGTTCATGCGCGACCATGTGGTCAAACGTCGCATGGACAGGGCAAATTCCTCATTTGCGATGGCTTTCAGGTCTCCCCGGATCAGCGCCAGTCCGTCGCGGATTTCCTCCTGAACATGGTCAATAGTCTCGACGGCGGCGCTATTCGCTTCCTCACGGACCAGTTTGCGCAGCGATGCTTCCAGCACGGTCATGCAGCCTCTCCCTTTCTGTCCAAAAGCCCGCGTGGATTATCCTTTCGCGGATAATCGCGGCCCGGCACTATCGGGTTGCAGAGAGGGGTCTGGTCGGCGGTTTCAGAAACCGGCACAGGAGCAAGAGTGCGTGGATAAATATCAGGGCGAAGCAGGTGACGCGACACGCCGGTCGCGGCCTCCACCTTCAAGACATATTGGGCACCTAGCCTTTTACTAGAATGGATCATTTTCCAAATCGTGGGCTGAGTGATGTCACAAATGCGGGCTAACGCAGACTGTCCACCGGCGATTTTTTCAGCCTCAATCAAGGCTTCATATGGGGTGAGCGTGTTGTTCATAGAAGCATCTATAGACACATCTATAGAACGGTCAATAGATAAATCTAACTTTCGGCCAATAGCCAATTCTATAAGCAGAGACTCTATGGATTTTGGCGCGCGAATTCTTGAAAGAATGACGGTGGTGGGCATTCCGTCTCAAGCAGAGTTGGCGCGCCGGGTCGGTATTACACAGCCTAGTATCAATCATTTGATTAGAGCAGGCGCACAGGGTTCGAAATATCTTCATGCTCTTGCGCGTGAATTAAAAACGACGCCTGAGTACCTGTCTGGCGGCACCGATGACCCGGATGCTGATTATGTGCCGCTACCATCGCTTGATAGCGTAGCAGAGCAGCTCGACCTTGTGCCGGTGCAGGAGATTGACCTGAAGTTTGGTATGGGCGCAACAGAGCTGGAAGTGCCGGTCACCACTGTGGTGCGCCATTTCTCGCGCGACTGGCTACGCCAATATACCCGTGCATCGCCTGAATCTCTCTATTTCGCACAAGGCATAGGCGACAGCATGGAGCCGACGATCAAGGACAGCGACCTGTTGCTGATCGATACATCGGAGCGCCATCTTCGCATATCAGATAAGATTTGGGCTGTTGCACATTACGGAGCTGGAAAGGTCAAACGATTGAGGCCGACAAAAGATGGCATAAAAATTTTATCGGATAACAAAGACGTCGCTCCGCCAGAGGAAGCCAAAGATGGAGAATTGTTCATTCTCGGCAGGGTTGTAGGAATCGTTCGGAAGATGTGAGAGCCATGCTGGTTATTTTGGTCATCGCGGCGGCTCTGCTCCTTGTCGGCTTTGTGCTAGTGAGAGCCATCCTCTCTGATGGCGCCAAGAAGATCGATTTGCGCGAATTGGAGGAAGGTCTCGAAAAGGAATTCCGCCGCTATCGTGATGGAGAAATATCTCTTGAATCCTATCGTGCAACGGTGAGATCGGAGCATTATTACATCAGAGATATGCTCTCTATCATGCGCGCAGACAGGCCGACAGGCGAAGACGCGCGCTATCTTCACGACATGAAATTGAGTGAAGCGGAAGAAGCATTGGAGGCCACGCGCTGGCGGTTAGAATGGGCGATGAACCGCGAATTGGATGAGAAGGCGGGCCATTATGAGGAGGGGTTGGAATTCATTCCTGACGGCCCGCGCGCCCGGTTCGATTATGTGGATGCCTATGGCACCGCGACTAAGCGAGAAATATCGAATTGGGAGGATAAGGGCTACAAGATCGTCGGCTTCGATATCGCAAAGCAGGCTGAACGCACCTTTCGCAAGGAGCGCATCAGTAATTGGACTGTTGTAGCGTGAATTTAACGCCAGCCATCATCCCGTAATATCGAATAAATGCCGCGCAGTTCCCATTCATCCAGCTCTTTGAGGCTGGCATCCTGCCAATTCCATTCACAATGCGAGCCATTGAACGTACCAAGACCGCGCTGCTCAAAATTGCCAATCAGTTCCACCTTGGGCGAGCTGCCCTTGATGGCGTCAATCAGCATGCGTTTGTCCAATCCACTATGGCCTGTGCTATGCTCGATATATCCTTCGCATAGCACGCTATAGGAACCATCAACGATGCCGCCAGCGCCATTATTTGCCGGATCGCATAGCTCTCTTATTATATCTGCTTCGCTCTTCTGCATAATCGCCTCCACTTAGCCCAGCATTTCCCGCCGCAATATAGCATTTACGCGGCCCTGCCAGCCCTTGCCGGTGGCGCGCAGGGTTTCGACCAGCTCCGCATCTAGACGGATCGTGATCCGTTCTTTGGTCGGCTGCTTTTGTGGCCCTCGTGAGCGGGGGAAGGCTTTCGCCAGCAGGGGATGCTCGGAAACCGGCTTGGCGCGCGCAAAATCCTCTTCGGTCCATTCCGGGTTGTCATCGTCAAATATAACGGGTTTGTCAGACATGTCGCTTATACTCCTTTCTATGTGCTCTGCGCAGATTGATGACCCGCACCTTGCCATTACGGATCGTGACAGCCGCGCAATGGGGCAGGCCGTCAATCAGGCCGTATATACGGAAGCGCGGTTCATCATAGCGCTCGTCTTCAATATAAATGGCGTCTTCAAGCTCGACCGCGCGTGCCAGAGAGATACCGTGCTTTTCGATATTCAGCGCATTTTTCTTGGGATCAAACTCAATATCCATGCAGATTGTATGCACGATTCAGTGATGCAATACAAGTTAAATCGTACATACAATAAGAATATTTGCGCTACTTCGCCGCTTCCAGCATAAGCTTGCTCATCATCCCGCCACTGGCGTCCATGCGGTGCTCGCATTCCGCGACAATCCAGTCCTGCGCCGCGATTTCGTCTTTCACGCCGGTCAGCCTGATCGGGCGTTCGGGGAATATATCCGGGCGGCCATAGGCCATCTCTATCGTGGCTTTCGCTTTGGCGCGGCCTATGCGTTTTGCTTCGGCCTCGGCGGCATGGCGCGCGTCGGCCTCGCTGGCATAGACCTTGCGCAGCCTTTTGGGCTTTCCGTCACCAGTCTTGCCGGAAATCAATGCCTTGCGCTCGCCTGTTGATGTGTCGTGCCAACGTGCCTCAACGCCGTCATGCTTCACCCGCTCGATGCGCTCATAGGTGATGCTGACTGTCTGATTGCGGTCAATCGTCTCGACAGGCAGCGCCTTGCCGCTCGCTGTCTTGCCGGAGCCGACCGGCGCGAAAATCAGCGTCCCTGCTTTCACGGTCGCCACCGCATCAAAGCGCTTGCCCAGAAGGCGCAGCAACGCGGCATCGCTCTTCGCGCCGCTGCCCAGCGCAGGCACCATCTTTGCGCCCAGCGCCTCTTCGATGCTCGGTTTCAGGCCATTGTCGCTCGCAATGGCAGAGACGATCTCATTCACGGTTTTGCCTACGAACGAGCGCTCGCGCCGGACCCGGAAAGCATCCGTCAAATCCGCTGAGCGCGCGCGCACGGTCACCTGATCGGGCGGGCCGCGCCACTGCGCCTCGTCCACCTTGTAGCTGCCCTTGTCGATAAGGCCCGTGGGCAGGCCGCTGCCCTGCTTCCAGCCCAGCTCTACTTTCAGCACAGCGCCGCTGGCGGGTATCTCCAGCCCGCCGTCGCTATCATGCAACATGATGTCAAGCTGGTCGGCCTCGTCGCCGCGCTTTTCACTGATCGAGAGCGAAATCAGGCGCGGGGCCATGGCCTCGGTCAAATCTTTGCCATCCAGCGCCACCTTCCATGCCGCTATCGCATGCTGATAGCCGCTCATGCCGCGCGTTCCAGCTCCAGCGAAAAATCACTCTTGCGCGCTAAACCGTCCACGAAAAACAGCGTTTGCGTGAGCTTCAATGACCGGATGATATAGTCGCCAAAGACTTCGCCCGTGCCGGAAACCAGCGGGTAGGCATCGCCGGTATCGGCCAGCTCACGGATTGTCTCTATCGCGCTGTAGCGGCCTATGCCTTCGCCGGGAATCAGCGCGCCGCTCAGCGATATTTTCTCAGCCCCCGGCCCGACATATTGGCTGGCGGGCAGCGCACCATAGCGCTCGGACTGGCCATGCCGCCATGACCAGTCGCGCGCCAGCTCCTGATAGGGCAGGGTGCCTATCTCAAAGGCGAACATATCCAGCGCCAGCATCATGCGTCATCATCCCTGAACGAAGAGCGGCGCGTGGCAGCGGCGGCATTGGCCGTGCGTTCCAGCTCGTTGCGCACGGCCTGCGCAATGTCCACCGCGCTTTGGCCGGGCGCAGCATTTATGGTGATATGCACTGCGCCAAAGCGCGCTCCACCACTTGCTCCACCCAAGCCGGTGCCACCGGCCACCGGCGTCATGGCCAGCGCAGCGCTGGTCATGGAAGCGCCTGCCACGCCCGCCGCCATGGACCGCGCAGCGCGAATGGGAGAGCCTTTGCCCCTGTCTATGCCACCTGCTAGGCCATCGGTGATATAAAGGCCCATGCCCATCATCAGCCGGGACGGCGATTGTATTCCAAAAAAATTCTTAAAAGCGGTAATACCGCTTTTTGCAATCGCTACGAGTTTCTTCGCCAGCTTGATGGGATTGAGCGCCAGCAATAGCCCATCCATCATCATCTTGCCGACCGACTTCATCCAGCCCGCTACGCCGGTGAGTGTCTGTTTGATCCACGCGATTCCCGCCCTGAACCCGGTCTTTATCGTGTCCCAATGCTTATAGATCATGTAACCGGCTAAGCCGAGGGCAGCGACAATACCGACGATGACGGCGACGACTGGGTTGGCCAACATCATCGCGCCCGCCTGAACAACGCTGCGCGCGAGAAACATTGCGGCGGTGCGCATGCCCATGAACAGGGATATGATTTTCGGGCCATGCGTAACGACTAGCCCGAATGTCTTGCCGAATGGACCGAGCAGCAGGCCGAAGGCGAATTTCAGCGCGCCCATGCCAATAACTAATCCGGAAACCGCCGTCCATGTCATCAGCAGTCCCTTGGCGAGTTTGGGATTGGCATTGGCCCATCCGCGCACGGCATTGGCGATGACGACTACCTTTTCCGATGCGGCGGTGATTGTCGGCAGCAATTGAGTGCCGAGCGTGATGTTGACGGCCTTGAGTGCATTTGTCGCCAGCCCAACCGCGCCTTCAGTCGTGGCGATGCGCGCCAGATATTCCCGCTGCATCGATCCTGCATATTGGGCCTTGTCGCCGACCAGCGCGAAATTTTTCTGCAGCTTGTCATAGCTGGCGAGCAAAGGCGCAATAGCTGCAACACTTTCGGAGCCGAAAAGCTGGGTCAGCATGCTTGCCTGCCGTGCTTTCGGTAAAGTGCGTATGCGCTGCAGCAGGTCCGATATCGCGCCGGCCGCGTCCTTCTGCATGGCCTCCGCTACATTGGAAGCATCCAGGCCGAGCGCCGCGAATGCCTTCTGTTGCTTCTTAGTGGCTGCTTCGCCCTTTGTCATAGCCAGCATCATGTTCTTGATGCCGGTCGCGGCTATTTCCTCCTCTACACCGACCGCATTCATGAGCTGGCCCATCGCCGCGATCTCGGGCGCGGCGAGGCCAGCGACCTTGCCGAGCGCCCCTATCCGGGTGGTTATACCAGCAACCGCGCCGACATTTCCGCCATAGGTGTTAGTGAGTGCGTTGATCTTGTCGGCCAGTGAGCGAACATCGTCCTGGCCCATACCGAAGGCGGTGCGCCATTTCGCCATCATTGCCCCTGCGTCCTCCGCCGTAGTGTCTAAGGCGATCCCCATCTGCGCGGCATCCTGCGCGAAGGTGAGCAACTCACGTCGCGCGATTCCCGCTCGACCGGCTGCGGCGACGATCTGCGCCAAGCCTTCCGCCGCTATGGGAATTTTCGTCGACATCTCCTGAATGTCGTCGCCCATCTGGCGGAATTGCTGAGGCGTTTCGAAATTGACGACTTTGCGTACATCTGCCATCGCGCCTTCGAAAGTCATCGCCTGTTTCGCAGCGAGCACGCCGGGCGCGGCCATCGCTACGCCGGTTATGATGTTCCCGGTGCCAGAAGATCGCAGATCCTCGCCGCGCTGCTGTATGGCCTTGGCCTGCGCTTGGCGCTTGAGTAACCCGACCTGCTTTTCCATCTCTCGGTTCGTGCGTTCGATCTGTCCCCGCAAGTCGCGTTCGCGGTTCAAAAGATGGGTGACATTGCCGGACGTCTTCGGAATTTCGGCGCTGACGTCCCTCAGCTCTTTCTCAAGACCCCGCGCCTCTTTCTTCATCGCGGCCAGTTTCTGGCTGCCGCTCTCGCCCAGACCGACGATCTTCTTAAGCGGGCCGGACAATTTGTCCGAGGAAGCGAAGCTCACGACAAGGCGGAGTTTCTTGTTCATTCCTTCGATCCATAGGCATGGTTGAAGCGCTCGACGGCCAGTTCACGCCACATCATCAGTTCGGCAACTTCCATGGACTGGCATTCCGACAGCGGCCAGTGGAAGATGAAAGCGACATCGGCAATCAGGCGTTCAATATCCGTTGCATCTGCTTGCGGTCCGTCGCCGTCAGAAAAAAATCGATGATGGCTCCCGAGCATGACGCCAAATCTTCAGGCGGTAGATTATCCGCCTCATTCTGCGTGATCTGGGGTAAGGCTATGCGCGGAATGAGGTCGAGCGTGGCACTAACTCGCGCGTTCATCAACTCCTGAATGGAAAGCCCGCGCAGCTCGCCGCTGTTAGGCTTCCGCAACGTGATTTCCGTGATTTTCGTCTCCCCGCGCACAATAGGCTCGCTGAGCGGTATCGGGTCGGACATTTTGCGCTTAGGGGTTTCTTCTGCCTGTTCTGACATCTGTTCCGGGCTTTTATCGGTCATGGGGTTTCCTTTTTGAGCGTTGAGCGTGGTCTCCGCCCCGGCCTGTACGCTCAATTTCAGGCCGGGACGAAGTTCTTGAAAACGGCTCAGATGCCTATGGCGGCGCGCTGTGCGGCGAGTATGTCCGTGCCATTGACGATATGCACCATGTTCATGATGTCGATTTCGATCAGCACACGACCATCAACGGTCAGCTTGTAATAGCTGCATACGCTTTTCACGGTCATTTCCGTATCGTCGCCGGGCTTAGAGCTGCCGGGGTCGATTTCCTGATGCCGCCCGCGCACGCTGACTTCAACGGCCTTGATGGTCGCTGTGCTGTCATCCTGATAGGCCCCGACCCAGCGCAGGCCGATGGCATCATGCGTCGGCGCGCCGAATTGGGTGAAAGCCGTGTCAATAAAGCCGCCCGGCTTCCATTCAAATTCCAGCACCTCCCCGCCCAGATCAACCATGATTTCAGCGTCCATGCCGCCACCGCGATAGCCTTCCAGCTTTCGTGCGAGCTTGGGAACGGTGACTTCGGGAATCTGGCCAAGATAGCTTTGGCCATCATTGAACAGGTTCATATTTTTCAGCTTGGAGGGCAGGGCCATTTCATGTCTCCGAAATAATAGGAATCGAGTAGATCACAGCGCCTTAAGCTGCGAGCAGCTCAGCATAGAATTTGTCGGTGATACGCTGGTTCAGGTTGATATTTTCCGCTGGCGCGACCGGCGTATATTCATAATCAATCGTGATGCGCCCTGCCGCAAGATCGACAGCGCTGTTGGCCGAAGGATTAAACCAGGCGCGCGCGCCGATGATGCGCCCTTGCGCCTGCATGCGGCGAAAAGCGGCGTTCACCGTTTCAAGAATATCGGTGATCAGTGCGGGCAGGATCGGCTTGTCTATAGCCCATATCAGCCCTTCCGCGATGGTATCTTGCAAAATCTGCGCCGTGCGCGCCGCCGTCTCGAAGGCGAAAAGTGGCTCGCCAGAACAGGTGCGATTGCCCCAGAAACGAAAGCCTTTCGCACGGATCAGCGTCGTAACATCGCCATCATTGAGCAGCGATGCAGCATTCTCGCCCGCGATCATATCAAATGGCACCGCCTTGCTGATGCCCGTCACGCCATTGACCGGAACATTGGAGAGCGTCTTGTGCCAGCCCGTTTCGCTGTCGATCTTGGCGCGCAGGCCCATGGCGCGCGCGACAGCGCTGCCGGTAAAATCCGTAAACTCCGGCCAGATGAGCATCATTTCGCGAGCAGCGAAATTACCGCGATAGGTCGTGACCTGCTCGACAGTATCTCCAACAGCACTGACATAAGCGAAGCCGCGCAGCTTCTGCGCAATGACAGGCAGCTCCGCTGCGACGGCAAGGCTGTCATAGCCCGGCACGCCAAGGATGCGCGGGCGCACACCCAGCTTCGATTCCGCGCCGAGCAGCGCCTGCAAGCCGGTAAGCTCGCCTTCCGCCGTGGTCGTGCCGATGATGTTGGCATCTGTCTCCGCCGCGTCCGCGCCTTCCGCGACGCGCACGGCCACGACAATGGGGCTGCACTGGTCATTGATCGCGCTGAGGCTTTTCGCCAGCGTGCCGTCGCTTCCCGCATCGCCAATAGCCGCGCTCACATCGCTTATCAGAACAGGCTCGTTGAGTGGGAATGCTTCGGCGTCCGCATCGGCAGCGATAGCGACAAGGCCGATGACGCTAGAGGCGACAGCGGTGATGGCGCGCGCGCCTTCGTTGATTTCCGTGACCTTGATACCGTGATAATAAGGCATGTGGCTTTCCTTTGGCTAAAGCGCGATGTGCAGTTGAAATGTGAGCGGCGATGGCGTGTCTGTGCGGTGGCCGGTCAAATTGAGGCTGACAGAGCCATTGGCGCTGGGGTCGCTCAGCGCCACGCGGTCAAGCATGATGCGCGGCTCCCACCGGCGTATCGCCCCGGCAGTCGCGGCGATGATGAGCAGGCGGGTGAGCGCATTGAGCGGCGCGTCAATCAGCTCGAACAAGCGCGATCCATAGTCGCGGCGCATCACGCGCGATCCGAGCGGCGTGGTCAATATATCGTTGACGGACTGAACGATATGCGACTCGTCTGCCAGTGTCTTGCCGGTTTCACGCGCCATACCGGTCATTGTGGTGCTCCCGTCGAAGAGCCGCCAGACTGAACGCCGCCATGAGTATGATCTTTGAGGCTGATGCCGCCGCCAATCACATCTGTGGATGCTGTGACGGTGCCGTTAACGTCTACATCGCCGGAAATGGTGACATCGCCAATGATATCGACATCGCCCGGCGCAGTGATGACCAGACCATCGCCGGTCAGGGTGATGCGCAGGCCGTCCGGCCCCTCAATCTCATGATCGCTGCTGTTGCCCAGCTTCGGAAAATCGTTGGAGAACAGGCCGCGCAGAATGAACGCGCCTGCAATATCGCCTTCGGGGCTGAGCACGATAACCTGCTCGCCCGCGCTGGGCGGTGACCATGTGCGAAAAGCGCCAGCCCGTTCTACCCATGGCAGGTGCGGCGTGGTGACATCGCCAAGGGTAACCGTGGCGGTTCCCGCCACAAGATCGACAGACGCTACCTTGCCGAGCCGCAGGATATCGCCAATCAGGCCGGAAATGTCGTCATCGACTTGCATGATTTAAGGCTTCAGCAAGTCAGACTTCGAATGCGAGCGAGATAGCGTGTTTTGCGATGCAAAACAACCGGGCCAGAGGACGCTCTAGCGGATCACACCGACCTTGATTTTCTCGGCCAAGCCGCGCGCCTGCTGCGCGATGATCTCTTTTGTCGCCTCACGGTCGTAGCTCCCATCTTCCTTGAGCGCGGCATTGACAGTGCGTTTGTGCGCAATCTTGCCTTCCTTGAAGGTGACATCGATCGTGCGTGTCTCAGGGTCGAATTTTCCGTGAATAATTTTCATAAAAACCTCAACTATCTCCAATGGCCAGAAAGAATATCTGTGTCTGTTCATCGCGGCTGTTCCACACGCGAAAGCTGTTGGTATCGACCACATTGGAAAATGTAGGGTCATTATCTTTAGCGTCATTCTCGCCCAAGCGACCACCGCTCACCAATGCGCCATACATTGCTGTTCCGAAATGGTAAGGCGTATCTACCGTTGTGTATGCATTGCCATTCACGGTGGCATAGCCCCACATGACAGTGAAGCCGCCCGGCCATATATGACGGCCAGAGCCGCCCTTGTTAAAGACATAATCGGCCAGCTTAGCAAAAGCGCTGGCATGCAGCCCGTCGACTGTGTCCGCATCCATCGCGCTGCCCGCACCATCATTGCCGGGATGCCAATAAGGCAGTCCGTTCTTTGTAAAATCGCCTGTCGTGCAATTGGCTCCATACTGAATATAGAGTGAGGTTCCTGCACCATTATCGCGCGCCATAATTTCATTGGAATCGATAATGAGGTTTTCGCCACTATCGGAACCGATCTGGAAAGCATGGCCTGTGCTTGTTGGGCTTGCGTCTAATGTTGAGGAAAGGCGTATCCTCGACAGGCTGATCTGAGTGATCCCGCTATAGCTTCCGCTCAATCGGGCATCGGGTAAAGTCCCTGTGCTGTTTGACAGGCTGAGATAATAGCTGCCATGCTGACCGTCGAGCAAGTCGCTGTCCAGTGTGCTGCCCGCGCCGTCATTGCCGGGATGCCATACACTAAAGCCATTCACCGTCACGCCGCCTGTCGCCAGCTTTGAATTTCCCCCGGTTTTGTGCGGCGCATCTGAGCAGAAATGCCATGTATTTGCGCCGTCGTCATGCCAGATATGATCGACATTTTCTGATGTAGATAGTGCAGAAAGGCCGCCTGAAATACTGGTGATCAGGCCATCGGTAGAATGTATTCCGCCAGTGGCGACCAGGCCCTTGCTGAAAGTGATCAGCTCAGAGGCGGTGTCTTCTGCGTCGGCTCTGAGAAAGCTCGCCGCATGAACACCATCGACCGTATCAGCATCTACGCCGCTGCCCGCGCCGTCCACCGTAAGCAACATGGCCTTGATGGCTGAGGCGGTGAAGCTGGCGGCAAGCAGAAAAGCATTCGCATGCAGCCCGTCGACTGTGTCCGCATCCATCGCGCTGCCCGCGCCATCATTGCCGGGATGCCAAATCCCGCTATTGCCCGCGCCAAAACGTGCATCGAGCCAGTTGTTCACCGCTGCCTGCATCGCGGCAGGAACGACAGCGCGCTGCGCGTCGGCTCCGGCAATCGCCTCGGTCTCGGTCGCCAGTTCGACCACGCCCAGAGCTTCAGTCGTCGCGGGCGGGTTGAGAAAGTTCGTGTCACCGAATATCAGCGAGGCGGCATTGATGTCGGCAAAGCGCACATCAATAGCCAGCAACATGGCCGATGAGGATGTTTTCTCGATCAGCGGGTCACTCTGGCCAAAAATTCCAAAAAGCGTGCCGTCTGCCAGATAGAGCGCCCATGCACGAACCGTATAGGCGTCCATGCCTTCATCGCGCACGATCATGTGGATCGTGTCATCATCGACCACATCGCCGGAAAGAGTGGCAATCCGCTTGAACTCACCAGCCAGCGCTGTCATTGTTGCGTCAGCCGTTATGACGGAGCCAGAAAGACCGCATTCGGTGATGGTGACCGGGTCTGTGCCGCTGTTTTCTGCATTCACGATGGCGGCGCGGCCTGCATCTGTAACGATCATGGTCAATGGCATGGCAATATCCTCATGCGGCGCAGCTCAGCCGCGCATAAGTGGCAGGGCGCACGGCAGCGATCAGCCCGATCTCACCCTCTGCATCGAGCGCCTGTGTGAAGGTGAAATGGCGGGAGAGCGGCTTTACGCGGTCAATCTCGGAGACCACCGCATCGACGAATTCCGCGCTCGGCGCTGCGCCTGAATGATTGGAAACCGAGAGGATAACACTGAATGTTCCTGCCGGATCGGGCGGCGCGATCTGATACCACTCGCGAAGCGACATATTGGCTCCGAAGGCTGCAATAGCCTTGCGAACCGCAAAGACAGTGCCTTTTCTGCGATGCACCGCGATGGCGCTGGCGACCACGGCACGGCGCACAGCGAGCGGCCAGCTTGCATCCCAGCCATCTATAGAGAGCGTCCATGCCAACCACGGCAACAGGCTTTCAGGGCAGGTTTCCGGGTGCCAGAGCGCGCGGATTGCTACCGGTAATGCAGGTATCTGAACCGCTTCTTCCAGCGCGCTTTCCAGCGCCGAAGCATTGGGCGGCAACAGGCTCATTCACTCACCCCCGCATGCACAAGCGTAATGCCGGTGCAATAGGCGGCCTGCGTTTCATCAAGGACGATGTCGGCGGCGGGCTGGGTCAATGTCACATTTTGCGCGCCACCGACAAAAAGCGCGGAGATAATGCCCGCACGAGTGATGTCCCGGCCTATACGCCGGTTTTCAGCAACCCATTTTTCTATGCGGTTTTGTGCCTCAATCAGCACAACGCTGCTGTCAGGTCCGGCGAACGTATGAACGCTGGCCTCTATAGCATAAGTGACAATGGCAGCGCTGGCCACTGTCACCATATCGGCCATCGGTCGCACATCTTCGGCATTCAGCGCGGAATCGACTGCCGCAATCAGCGGGGCAGGAGCGGTGCCGTCTCCTGTCCGCGAAAGCACATATATTTCCACCTCAGCAGGCGCGATGCTGGTGGCCGAAATATCGAGCACGTCACTGTCAGCCGACAGCGCATGATAGATATAGGCCCCGCGCGGTCCCGCGACCGAATAGCCTTCGGGCGCAAGCGTGATGCGATAGCGAAAAGCGTCATCCTCTTCCATCACCGCAGGGGTTCCGGCTTCTTCATCGGCCGCGGCGATGATAAGGCGCTCAACGCCAAAGACCGCGCCCAGATTGTCAAGGTCAGCGCCTTGCGCATAGGCCAGCATGACCGCGCGCGCCGCGTCATTCATGCGCTGGCGGTCCAGCAGCCTGAAATAAGCGGCCACCTGCAAAATGCGCACAGCCGGATCGCTCTCAAGGCTGTCGTCAAATTCTGGGATGAACTCTTTCAGTCTGGCAAGCATTTGCTCATAGATCGTCTCATAATCGAGCGGCTCGATCACATCCGGCGCGGGCAGGCGCGACAGGTCTATGGCGGTGAAGGTCGCGGGCATGGCGCCACACAAGCTTGGTCGCCATGACCGCGCACTCGCGCGCTGTTGTTTTGCATCGCAAAACAACTCTGGTCAGTGGAATGCGCCGGTGGCGAGGATTTTTATCGGCCTGATGAAAAACATGCCCTCAACCATGCCTAAAAGAGCTGCATTCGATGGAAACTAAGTTGGGCCTTAGCGCGTTTATGTTTGCTTTTGGCATAGTCGTTCCGCTGCCAGAATTTCTTGCAGGCATGGTCATTTGTATCGGCGCGGCCATGGCTATGCTCTCGATCTCCGAGCCGGGAACACGGATTTCCGAGCGATTGACCGTGGCGCTTGCGGTGCTTTTCGGCGTTCTGGCCGCCAACTTCCACAGCGCGATTTATCCGCACTGGAACCTTAATCTTGTCATGGCCGTCGCGGGCGCAGGGTCGCGCATCATTCCACTGGCTTTCGAAGCTTTTGGCAAAGGCCTCATTGAGCGCGCGCGCAAGCTGCCCCATGACATCCGGTTGCCGTGGGAGAAATGAGACATGCATGATGTTCTTATCGGCATTTTTGAACTGACCCTCGCCAGCCTGCTTTTTTTCCGCGTGATGCCCGCATTGCAGGCGCAAAGCCGCCTAGCCGCGCTCAAATCATGGGCGCTGGGCTTTGCTCTTTCTTGCTACGGGATGGCCCGGTTTATTGGCGGACTTGGCGAGCGACCGCCGCCATGGATGTATGACATGGGGCATTGGTGCCTGATCGTCTGCGCGGCGCTGTGGTATTGGCATTTGCGCCACGCGCGCGTGAAGAGTTTTTGTGAAGCGCGCGAGGCGCGCGCTACGGCACAGCGCGGGGTTATGAGATGATCGGTCGCTTGAGCCAAAATTTTCATTTGTCAGAATTTCTGGTGTCTCAGACAGCGGCGCGGATGGGCATAGACATGTCAGCGCCCGCTTCGGTCATCTCTAATCTGGCAGCGCTGTGTGACAATGTACTGGAGCCGCTGCGCGCGCATTATGAAAAGCCGGTCATCATCAGCTCAGGCTATCGCCCTGCCGCGCTGAACCGGGCCATTGGCGGCTCGTCAAACAGTCAGCACTGCAAAGGGCAGGCGGCGGATTTCCGCGTATTGGGCGTCTCCAATATCAAGGTGTGCCGTTGGCTGGAGGCAAACCGCAATTATGACCAGCTTATCTATGAATTTGGCGAGGCGGGCTGGGTGCATGTGAGCTGGCGCGCAAACTATCGCAACATGGAGCTGAGCGCAGTGAAGCGGCGCGTATGGGGGCGGCTGAAAACGGTGTATTTGCCGGGGATTGTCGCTTGATCGGGCTGGGCTATCTTGCTGCTGGCGGTCTTCTTTTGTCCGTCGCTGCCGGGCTGGGCGGCTATTTTCATGGGCTTGACGCTGGGAAAATGCGCCAGCGCGCTGTCATGCAGAAGCAGGTAGACGCCGCCCATGCCGCGCGCGAGGCGACTCAACAGAAAATGGAACAGGCGGCGCTTCGCCAATTGGAAGCGGATCAGAGCCGGAAAAATATGCACAGGGAGATCGTCCGTGAAAATCTCAAAATCATTGAGCGTCCTGTCTATCGCACTGTCTGCATTGATGATGACGGCCTGCGGCTCCTTGACGCCGCCGCCGCCAATGCGAACGGCGAAAGTGCCGGTGCACCTGCTCAGCCGCCCGGCTGAACTGCCAAAGGCCCAGCGCACAAGCGGCACGGATGGCAAGGCCGCCATGACCGGCGCGCAATGTCAGACCAGCATGACAGAGCTTTATAGCGTGGCGGGCGACATTCGCGGCCAGCTTCTCTCGCTGCAATGGGCGGTGATTTTTTCACAACAGGAAGAGAAATGATATGAAAGCCTATATCACCCGCCATAGCAGCGAGGCACAAAAATGGCCACGGATGACCGGAATGCAGGCCCTGCCAATGCTGGCGGCGCATGAGGGCGACAGCATTGATCGCGATTTCACAGGCGGTGAAGCGCATACAGATGCGCTTGAAGCCGGTGTGTATGAAATCACAATTCTGGGCGGTAATGCGCGCATCAAAATAGGCGCAGATGTCGTCGCGACCGAAGCGAACGGCCAGCTTTGGATAGATGGGCGCAGCGCAGTGCGCTTTGTCCGCGAAGGTCAGAGAATTTCAGTGATCGCGGCGAGCTGATGGACTTCATCGGAAATTTTTTTGGCGAAGGCTTTCTCAGCGCCGCGACTGATCATCGCAAAAAAATAATTACGTCCATTGAAGGAATTGAACAGCTTACCGCACCGTCTTTTACCGGCGCGCCCGGAGGTGTGTTGACGCTGGTGCCTGCGGTTTTCAGCGGCGCGGATAGTCAGGTGGATGACTGGCTTGTGGATGGCTCGCCTGTGACTGGTGCGACCATTGACTCGTCGCTCTACGCAGGCTCGGTCATTCAGCCGCGATCTACCGCGTCAAAGGCAGGTGAAAGCGATCTGGTGGCGCTTGGGACAGGAGCGTCGATTCCCAATGGGATGGCTTTGGGCGTCGGGCTGGTTGGGATAAATCATTATAACGGCGCAGTTCCTTTCTCGAATCTAATGTGGGCCGCATCTTCGTGGAATCGGACGTCGGGTTCAGGTGGCTTCACTGATGATCGGGGTTATCTCA